ACTCAACCGGTTGGCCTCTTTTGTGGGTGAGTATGCAGATAAGGGGGCCGACTGGATTTCCCAACAAACGGGCGTTCCCAAATCAGATGTTCAAAATATGATGGAAACCTTGGGCATTGGTGCTGGCATCAAGGCCGCACCCACCGTGGCCAAAGTAGGCAAAAAGGGCGCAGAAAAGGTTGAGGGTGCAATCAGCGCGGTTGGTGAGGCGGTGGCTCCAACGGTCGCAAAGGTGGCCGAGAAATTCACTCCAATCGAAGTCACGATGGCCCAACGAGCCCTTGGAATGGGCAAACCAGATGAAGCCAGGGCAATGGGGTCGGTTGGCGCGGCGGGGGTTGAGCCTCCGGCCATGCGGCAGGCCAACATTGAGTCCGCGCTGGTTGACGCATCTCCCGAAACAAATCGGTTTGTGTTGTCCCAAGATCAAACAAATGTCAATTTGCCCGCGCTCCAAATCAAGGCGCTAGAAGATAAGCACGGCGTTCAACTAACTGTTGGTCAGCGAACTGGCGACACCGGCAGATACGCAAAAGAATGGAACGCAAGAGGCGGCGAAGGCAACCCAATCGGGGAGCGTTTTGGCGATCAACCAACTCAAATTGCAACTGCCATTGACAACGCAAGAATAAACCGCGCACCAGACATCAACGATGTTGACCCGTCTGCATTGGGGCAATTGCAAATCAACGGGTTGGCGGCAAAAGACAAATTGCGAACAGACGCAATCAGCGCGGCTTATAAGGACCTGACCGACTTAAATGGAGGAACTTTTCCAATTGACACGGGAAAGTTAAAGCAAAACATTGCATCATCATTAGACGCGGAAAACGCCGTTCCTTATTTTGAAGAAACAAAACTTAAAAAGGCCGTGGAGCGGTTTTATGAAGACCCAACTTTTCAGAGGTTTGAAGCATTGCGCACCCAAGCGGCAAAAATTTTGCGGTCTAATGTTGATGGGAATGAAAAACGAGCCGCTTGGATTGTTCGCAATGAACTAGAAAATATGCCGGTGTTTGGCGAGGGAACTGGAACGCCGGAAGCCATAAAACTTAAAGCGGCGGCAGACAAGGCCAGAAGTTTGGTTGTTGAGCGAGCCGAAGTTATCAAAAACAACCCCGCTTATCGGGCGGCAATCAATGAGGCGGCAGATGCTGAATCAGCGTCCTCGCAGGGCGAAAGTTTGCGGGCTGACAAATTTCACCAAAAATTTGTGGCTGGCGCTGGCCCAGAAGCCGTGCGCCGCCTCAAAGCAGAACTTCTTGAGGGCGATCCAGCGCACCAAGCGTTGATTGCGGCCGAATTTGAGCGCGCTAAAAATGCATTAGTTAGCGCAACAGGCAACAGGGTAAAGTCAGAAATGTTTGCATCATTTCTTAAGAAGAATGGTGCATTGTTACGCGAAACGATGGGGCCGGAAGCGTTTAACGACTTGTTTGAGATTGGCATTTTGAGCGGCAAGATTGCCAAACCAGAATCAGGGGTGTTTAACTATTCCAACAGTTACAGCGCGCTCGCGGCGGACCTTGCAAAAGAGGGGTTGTTGCAGGCTGGCGAAGCAAAACTAGCCATTTCAACTTCTGGCGCATCTATTCCGGTTGTCAGCGGCGCTCGGGCTCTTGCCGAGCGTATGAGCAAAAACAAGTTTGCGGCAGAAACGCTCAATCCCCTTGGTGGTTTAACATTGCGCGATATTGGAAAAGTCAATCCCAACGCCCCTCCTTTGGGTGCTGCTCGGTCAACTTATGGGGCTCCAGTCAACCTTAAAGACATCGGTAAGGACTAATCATGGCAGTCAATCTTTCACCAGTAGGCAACGGATTTCAATTCTTCAGCAATGATGGGTTGCCGCTTGCCGGAGGCAAAATCCAGACCTATCAGGCGGGCTCAACGACACCGCTGACAACCTATACCGACTCCAGCGGCTTGATTGCGAATACCAACCCGATCATTCTGGGAACGGACGGAAGACCACCCTCAACAATTTGGTTAACAGACGGGTTCTTCTACAAGTTTGTTCTAAGCACCGCAAGCGATGTGGTCATACAAACTTACGACAATCTTTATGGAATAGTAAACGCAACGCCTCCGGCAGCAACACCAATTCCAGCAGGAGGAATTTTGTTGTGGTCGGGGTCAATCGGTTCAATTCCTGCTGGATATGTTTTGTGTAATGGCTCAAACGGAACCCCTGACCTCAGAAACAGGTTTATTGTTGGCGCTGGTTCAACTTATGCAGTCGATGCAACGGGCGGTTCTGCGGATGCAATTGTTGTCAGTCATACGCATACGGCAACCTCCGTGGTAACGGACCCAGGTCATGTTCACCAAACTGTATGTAATACGAATGAAACCGGAAACCTTGCAGAATTTATTGGTGGCGGAGTCTCTGGAGCGTCAACAATAAATGTTAATACGGGGTCAGGGACTACCGGAATAACTGTGGCAACAACTAACGCCTCTACAGGAACATCCGGCACCAATGCCAACCTCCCTCCTTACTATGCGCTCTGCTACATTATGAAGACCTAACATGGATTGGCAGATAGTTTTTAACCTAGCGATGGGCGTGATCATCGGGTTTATAGGATGGTTCGCAAGAGAAATCTGGGACTCGGTCAAAGAACTCCGTAGAGACCTCTATCGCATCGAAACGAACTTGCCTCAAGTCTATGTTCGCAAGGACGAACTCAAAGAGGTTCGCACCGAACTCAACGCCCGATTCGACAAATTGGAGTCTATGATGTCGCAATTCTTTGACCGCCTAAACGACAAGGCAGACAAGTGAGGCCATCATCGACCCAATCACTTTATTAGCGACTGCCTCGGCCATCTGGTCGGGCATCAAAAAAGCCTCTGAGTTTGCGCAGGAAGCCGAGGGAGTCTTTGGTCAACTCTCTAAGTATTGCGGAGTGGCTGACCAACTAGAGCAGGCAATTCAGAAGGAAAAGGTCAAACCTTCAAAACCCAAATTATTTGGCGCGCTGAGTGACGGCAACGACACGCAGGAAGCGTTCAACGCCTTTGAAGCGGAACACAAACTGCGCCAGATGGAAGCCGAGATTAGGCATGAGTTTCTCTACGGTGCGTTTTGCAACCTCGAGCATGGATTCGGGGGGATGGACGGATACGCCAAGTTCTGCAATATGCGCAGGGAAATCAGAGCCCGCCGCATTAAGATGAAGCAGGAGCAAGAGCAGGCGCAGCAGGACTTTTGGGACAACCTGATTTTGTGGTTTGGCGGCACGACCATCATCGGCGCAGGCATTTTTATCATTTATATGTTGGTCACAATGGTGATAGAGTTTAGGGGATAAGTGCTTATGCGTTTAATTTTTATCATCTTGAGTAAATGACACAATGAAAATAAATTTTATTGAAACCAAAAACAAATGTTCGGTGGCAATAATTGACAATTTTTATAACGAAACAGAATTGAAACAAATTAAAGAAGAATTGTTGTCTTTGTTTGAAGTATCAAAATTGCAAATTTACAACAACGGTGGAGTTAGCAGGGATGAAAAAACTAATGAAAAGTTACAAAAAAGCGACTCTTTGTTTTTAGACGAACTTTTTGTTTCCGATAGAAGCCGATCAAAAATATTAACCGCAAATAGAAAATTATTTTTAGAGAAAAAATTAAAAGAAAAATTGACGGAACAAAATTTGTTTTACAACCTAATTTATGAGTCGAATAGAGATTCAACCTTGGTTAATTTTTACAAAAAAAATGATTTTTACAAAACACACAAAGACAACACTTGTTTTACCGTGCTTACTTTTTTTGAACTAACACCATTTGTTGGTGGCAACTTAGTGTTCCCTGAGTTCAAAATAAAAATTGAACCTTTAGAAAACAGGACAGTAATTTTCCCAGGGTTTTTGTTGCACACGGCGGAAGAAGTAAAAAGCGGGGTTCGAGTCAGCATGGCTCAATTTATTAACATGATTTGAAATTTTTTATGTTCAAAGAACTGACAACCGAAGAAATTGAGGTGCGTGTCTGGGCGTTGATTGTCATCGTCCTATCAGGAATCCTTTTATTCTCGGTAGTAACCATTCTGCTTGCCGTCACTTTTGTTGAGCAGAACCCAGGCGAAATTGCAGAGATAGACAAACAGTATCTTGCAATGCTCAAAGACATCATGCTGCTTTGTATTGGGGCCGTGGGCGGGATTGTTGGCCGTAAGGGCGCTTATGCCGCCGCAAATGCGTTAAAGGAGGACAAATAATGCTACCAATCGGAGCGATTCTAAGCATCGGTGAGAAGGTGCTGGACAAGGTATTGCCGGACCCCGAGGCCAAAGCCAAAGCGCAGGCAAGTCTCATGGAAATGGCCCAACGCGGTGAACTTGCGCAATTGGAGGCTCATGTCAAAGAGATGCAGTCGGCCCGCGACCGCGAGGTGCAGATTGCGACCAGCGAGTTTGCGCCGATGTTGAGCAAAATTGTCACGCCCATCCTTGCGCTGGGAACGGTCGGCCTGACCTTCATCCTGTTTGCAATCATCATTTTTGTGGATGTCGATGCAGAATCAAAAGACATCCTGATCTATGTTCTTGGAGCCCTAACCTCTGCGGTGACGATGGTGCTGGGTTATTACTTTGGATCAAGCGCAGGCTCTAAGGAAAAGAGCGCCCAACTTGATGAGATTTTGGAGAAAAAGAAATGAACCTATCGGCCAACTTTACCCTTGAAGAACTAACCCGCTCCGAGGCGGCTGCGCGTAATGGGTGGGACAACACCCCCAACGAGGGTGAGATTGAAAACCTAAAGCGCCTTGCGGCCCTGCTCCAAGATGTCAAGGCGGCGGTTGGCGGCAAGCCGGTTCTCATAAATTCGGCCTATAGGTCAAAACAAGTCAATGATGCGGTGGGTTCCAAAGACTCCAGCCAGCACCGGATTGGGTGCGCAGCCGACCTCCGTGTCCCAGGCATGACCCCCCGTCAGGTCGTGGAAGCCTGTATTGCGGCCAATGTGCCTTTCGACCAGATCATCCTCGAGTTCGATGCTTGGACGCATATCAGCGTCCCAAACACCCCTGACGCGGCTCCCCGAGGGTCAAAATTGATCATTGACCGCCAAGGAACCCGTCAATTCGGTTAGACTAGGGGCGTTTCATCTCCTTGGAACTGTTTGGGGGCTCATCATCGAGCCCCCTTTTTTTCCATTCCTCTCCGATGGCAGAGAACCAAAGGCCCGCGCAGACCAACTCCAGCCTCTCAGAGGGGGGAGAGACAGACAGAGCCGCCTTTGCCCCCAACTCATACCCTTTGAGACCGGCCTTGGCCACGGCGTGGTGGTGGTAGAGGATCGCGACTGAGCCCATCACGATCCCACCCACGATCAATACAGCGGCGCGCAAGTGACATCCACCACTATGTCGCGGGTCACGCCACCAATCTTGCGCTTCCCATAAATCACCACCGCACGGGTGCGGACCGTCTGGCACTCAGCAATCGCGTTCATCACTTCCAGCCTGCTCATGGCGTGGACTTGTTCGTCAAGCAGCAACTCCTGCTCGGGGATTTCCGGCTTTTTGGGGATTACTCCGCAGCCGGAGAACAGTAAGACACAGGTTCCGATAATAATCATTCTCATAACATCTCCCTTAGAGTCAGCCGGACGCGCACCGGAACACCCTCGATGGAGTGTTTCTCAATAAATTCCTGCGCGGCCAGCCTAGTTTCAAACATCATGTAAGGCCATGCGCCGGTGGTCTTGTAGTAAGACTGGCGCAATTTGATGGCCCAGAGTCGGGTGCTAATCATTAGAACGGGGGCAAATCGTCATCGGTGAAGGGGTCAAACTTCTTTTCCTGACGGACAGGATCAGGTTTTGATCCTGCGAACTCCAACTCCCCAATCCTTGCCCGCAGGGAAACCCCGCCGGTCCCGTCTTTCCGCTTGAACTCCTCGATATGGGGTTCAGTCATCTGGACAAAGATCAACTGGCCCTTGGTGAGGTAAGGCTTTAACTTCTCGCACCGGTCGCCCCACATAGTCCCTGTCACCCATTGGGTGGGTTGTTTCCCGTCAACCTTGCGCCCGTAGTTAAACGCAAGACTGAGGTCCATTAAAGCCTTCCCGTCCGGTGTAAAGCGCACCTCGGGGTCATTGCCCAAGCGGGCCATTCCAATCATCAGCATCAAAATGCTCCTTTATCAAAGTAATTCGATTTTTCGTTGAAAAAGTCAAACAGGGCATCACACTCCGCGAGGAACTTCTCTGCGGCCTCCTCGACCTCTCGAATTTCGTCTGCGGTCGGGCAGTATTTCTTGATGTAGAGGTCGCGCCCCTCGCCCATTCTTGGGTCATAGGACACAAACCAGACATCTTTGCCGGTGCAGGCGGACTGGAGAATCATCTGCGGCTTGTACTCCGCGGGGATGGTCTGGCTGGCCACATACTTCATGTGGGTCTTAGTCCGAGGGCATTTGATCTCGATCAGACACCCGTCCGACACGAACCCGTCTGGGCTTACACCGCAAAACGGGATGCGCGGGTGGTCGATAAAGCCCACATCGGTCACGATTAAGCCGGTCACCGACTCAAACCGCTCCTTGGCTGCCGCCTCCTGATCAACCCCCCAGGCCATGTCGCTGGTCATGTATTTGTCGGCAAAGGTGTTGCTGAT